ATTCCGTTCTCCGTCATTCGATCATTTGGCCTTGCCATTGATCCTATGAAGAAGTTCAGAGTTGCTCCTTTAAAGATTACCCCGGTGAATCGTACGAGAGTTAGAACAATATCTTCAGTGCTTGACCCACGATCGTGGATCAGTCACAAAGATATTAAAGTCTATTACTCGTACTCGGAAGAGGGTAGATTTTTTTGCTACTCTGTTCCTATACTTCATCCCTCTTCGGGTGTAACAGTAAACGGCGGTGCTAACTTACCAAGTCAGCCTGCTCTTACTATTACTACGAAGGACACGACCGCAAGAACACGCCCTCCTGAAAGTGAATTCGGTGAATTTACATCTCGTAAATACACTATGAATTCATCTCCCAGGAAGTACTGGGCGTACCATTACGATCGTACAGATCTTCCAATGGACTGTCATCCTCAAACTTCGATAGAGGATGCACATTATCTAGTGGAAGGGACGGGACCATCGGCACTGATGTCCAAAGCTTCGTTGGACGCTCTTTTCGACGCTGAAGAAACGAAACTCGGCGCTTTGATGCAAAAAGATTGCCTCAAAATGCTCAGTCGCGTAGTTCCTGCATCTCGCAGGTACTCAGCGTTCAGGCCCGTCGTCGAGTTGCGAGATCTTCCAAAATCTATCCTTTCGTTAAGGAGAGCTATGGAAAATTTCCACAATTCGATACAATTTGTTTCCGTGGCTGACCGTAAATGGATCTTTGGTCCATTTGTCGGAAAGTCAATACCCGGGGAGTATGTTTCATACCACTTCGGGTGGAAGCAAATTTACAACGATGTTATGGACTTGTTGGTAAAGCCTATTCGTGCTGCGCAAGAGGTTAATCGCCTCATGCTCAGAAGTGGCAAACCAACAACGTATCGTACCTCTCGAAAGCTAGAGGGGGAACGAACGACTACTCCTGCACTCGAATATGATGTTCGCGGTGGTGAAGAATCTCCCACGGATGAAACAAACCATGAGAGAAATCACGAGTTGCGTCTCGTTGTGAGCGCAACTTTCGACTTCCCCAAAGTGAACATTCCGCAATTTCGGAAACAGTTGTTTCTCGAAAAAGTGGGTGTGTATCCAAGAGTAACGGACATGTATAACCTTGTCCCTTGGTCTTGGCTCGTTGATTGGGCGACTGGTCTGGGTGATTATGTCGAAGCTATTGACACAATCAATACAGATCCGTCCCTATACAACTGGGGTCTTCTTACCGGTATCACGAAAGGTAAGATTACTACTACACACAAGTTCAAGTGCACTAGTACGCACTACTATAGACAGCTCTACGAACCTGGGATAACTCAAACGGTTGTCATGCCGTTTCAGCATTCCAGTGTCTTAGAGTATCGTCTGCAGATTCGTAAGAACATAGCTAGTGCTTACGATGTGAAAACGATACTGGAACCAGGCGGTCTTAGCCTGTACCAGCAATCCATTCTTGGGGCGATAATGTTATCTCGCCACAAGATAGCTGGGCATGGCTGACATCCTGTCATCCAGCCTCAACTTGCCTACTAGGAGACGTTCATGTTACCCGATCCTGTCACTATCGCCGCTGCTGCGCCCATACCTTCACTCGTTCTGGCTGTTGTCAGATCGGATGGATATGGAACGGAGCGTGTCGATACTGGTGGCTCCGGTTTTGGAGTCATCACTCAACACACACCGGGAAAGAATGGCAACCGTCACTATGTCAAAATGACATGGACGAAGGATGCCACCAATCCGTACACCGGCCTTGTACAGAAGCAAACTGCTACTGTATCGATGTCAGTCAGTCGTCCCAGCTTCGGTTTTACCGACACGGACTGTGTCGATTTTATCGAGGCTCTTCGGGACTATCTGTTCGACACCGAAGTGACGCCTCTTCGCATCATTCAGATGCAGTCGTAGCTATGTAATTGGAAGGGCTTCAGACGGTCCTTTTAACGGAGGACTGAATGTATGCCTTTTTCATTACGATCGTCTGGGATCTCTTCTGCAATCATGGAGATAGTACCACATCTCGTGATACTTTTCTTCATAATCAAGAAGGGTCTCAAACGTTGCTGCGATTCTCCACGCCTTATAGCGTTTATGACCTGTCTTGGT